CCTCTTGTTTGTGCTTCTGGTTCTTACCGCCAAAAATGGCGTCCCAGTTCGCGTCCATCTGCTCTTGTGATACCTTTGATTTCCGTGGTTTATCACCTTTACCACCGTGCCAACTAGACATTAACAGCACCCATCTATGAAGTCGATTATTTTACGAGTGTCCTCGGGATTTACGTGTTCAAACGACCGAATGTCTCCGTCGTCAAACAGGTTTGGTCCAAACTCGTTCTTGATGTTTCTCAGCTTGGTGAACCGAGACTGAATGAATTGCTCGCTCTGATCACTTCCGCGATCTATATAGCGTTGTAATCTCACATCATCGGGGACAGTCAGTTCAATGATTACTAGCTGATGACCGAGATGTTTTACTGCTTGGAAGAATGAGGTTGTAGTCAGTCGGTCACCCTCGAAGATGACAACATCTGCAGGTTCACCCTCCAGATATTCAATTGCTTTGGGCTGAACCGCCATCGAGAGACGATCCGTTCCAGAGAACACTTCACCTTCCTCATACTTACCCATCAAAAAGGCATTGGTGTCCTCACAGAAATACCCCTCGAGCAGATCGACTGGTTTGCTTTCCTCCCACAACCACTCGTTCATATATTCTTTCATAAGAGTCGACTTCCCAGATCCAGGGACACCGACGATCGCTATAACTGTGCTCATAAATCCTCCACGTTCACTATATTTAGCTTGACACCTATGGTCTTGTCCAGCTTGCTCATAGGTATATTATCTTGTGACAACTCAAGTGCTTTCTGCTTCATATTCACATTGAAGTTATCTCGGAACCAAATATCTATTCTGTCGGCAATGTTCACCACCTTGCGGAACATCTTACCCTTGAACCGATAGACTGCTCTCATCAGAACAACTCCTTCTCAGTGAATACTTCAAATGTCATATTGTTGTGAGAGGCGAAACTCTCTGCAGCTTCCCACTTTACCTTGTTTATCTTCCAACCACGTTGATAGTGCGGTTTTATCTCGATCAACTTCTCTTTTCGTTTACCGTCTTTATCTATCATATAGATCCAGAAGTCGGGATAGTATGTCCGATTCTTATCCTCGAATACATAGGGAATCTTATACTCCTCGCTCGACCAATACAGGATTTCATCCTTCTTGTCGCAATATACCATGAGCAGTCTTTCCCAACTGCTGCGATAGATAATCTGGTTCACATTGCCACGATACTTCTCTGGATTCTTCGGTGTAAACTTTCCCTTGAAATTGTTTCTCAAAATTGCAACACTCCTCCAGCTGCTTGCTCATCATCATACATCATCTCCAACCGATCCAGTTTACCTGTGTTTAGGAATGACGCATACTTCTCTTTGATTATGCCTGTTTTATTTGATAAAGTCAAGTCCAGAGTTTCGTTGCGTGCTTGCCACAAGACTTCCCACTCGATACCGTGCCAGCCATCCTGCTCAACTCTGAGTATCTCTTCAGCTTGCCTGTCCAGATAATATCCGAGGTATCGACCATGGCTGGTGCGGAACAACTTCTTGAATGAACACAGACACGTCTCCATCGAGAAGTAATTGATGTCCTTCGCCAACTCAGGATATTCAGAGCGCATCTCACTGATCAGTTCACGACCTTTCGCTTCGAGATCCTCGTATTCTGCAGATGTCAGTTTGGTATTCACCTTGTCCTCTTGACCGAGCGCATACAGCCATCCGTTGCGATGAGACCGAGAGCCAGAATAATCGTTGAACATCAGACTCGTTGGCTCCATCGGGACATCAGCGGTATGCTTCAGCTGTTGCATATAGAACCAAGTCGAGTAGCGTCCAAACTTATACAAGCCATCCTTCAGAGCAGTCCAGAGATTATCGAAGTTCTGTTCTTCGTTGTCACCATAATAGAATTCAAGTGCTTGTCTCTGTGTGCGTTCTCTACCGACAAACTTCTCATACGAGGCGAACATATCAGCCAGATGACCTTTGCTCCATTTGGTGTCGGTCTGGTATCGGAGTCGCTTGTAGTTCTCTGTATTCCACGCATCCATCCGATCGAATGTAGCCAACTCAAAGTCAGGAAACTCGTTCATCAGCACCCAAGATGTCGGAAGATAGTATGTGTTACCATACAGCCACGCAAACCAGAGTCGTTGCTCGTCGTTGTGCTCATATCGCTTGTTGACATAATTAGCCATCCAGATGGCAGGGTCGCAATCATTATATTTGAGCGACCAAGCATACCACCGCTTGAATGCTTCTAGCCGATTCTGACGTTCTCTATAATCCACGTGCTTCAGTCCAGTAGTCTTTCACGCACCCACCCATACCTTTTTTGGTGACTTCTTTTTGTGTGTAATCATCCCACTCCCATACGAGATCGCTGACACTTGGTCCAGTGATGATACCGATGGACAGATATGTGTCTGATGCTTGGATTCCCCAAGACTTGAAACCAACCTTTTCATATGCAGTAAGAGCAGGAGCGTTGATTGAGACACGGAAGTGCTTTAGATTTGCCATATATGCACGATGGACAGCGTCTTCACATAACTTACGGAACACACCCTTACCTCTGGCGTCTGGTATTGTGACGATCCATTTGAGGTTGGCATAGTTGCGCATCATCTTCGTTGCGATAACACCCAAGATCTTACCATCCTCGTAAAATGCACGAATGCAATCTTGACAGTTGTCGTCAATGATTCCGCGTCTCATCTTGGAGAAGAATTTATCGGTCGCTTTGTGTTCCTCACAAAACTCCGACCAGTCTTCAAATGATAGGTTGGAGATCCCATCCGTCGTAGTCGACTCGGATAGGTTCATTAGAGATTCCAGCACGTTTCGCTATATCCTTCGTTGATGTTATAATGTAACCGTTCTCCATAAATGTTTTATACAGAGGTCGTTTACCATTCCTGTAGACAGTGAGACTTTTATTAGAGCGCAACTCAATGACAGACAATGAGGATTCAGACCATACATCCATTGGGTCGAGTCCAGCTTCAATTGTTCTGTTCAGCAGTTCAGTGTCGTTCTGTGTCTCAGTCTTATATCCATACAGCTTCTCCCAGTTCTCAGGTAACTCCTGAGAGACCACGCCATTGTGGACGATGGATAGATCTGGGTTGGTCTGTATGGGTTGATTGAATCGGAGGTCACTGGTTGAATAACGACAGTGACCAATAAGGTAGAGGTTGCCATCCTCATTGAGCAATTGCTCCATCTTTGAGAGAGGAGAGAAGTCAGGAGCAGGGGTAGCTTCAATGAGAGTGGCAACCTTACCGTTCTTTACATACGACAAACCTGTCGCGTGTAACCCTCGAATACGAGATTCAAGGAAAACATTCCGCACCAAATCTAGATCTTGTGATGTGGGGGAAGTTAATCGTGCGCCAATTACTGCGCACATCAGAACAAATCCGCGAGTGATGCCGTGCCAGCAGACGCTTGGGGATGATATTTGTCAAGCATCTCCTGTCCACCATGCTCTCGGAGATAATCATACCATTCAGTGGCATCCCACATCTTGGTTGATACACCATTCCAGAGAGGACGCCACTCGGGATGTTCTTCATTGAGTCGTCTGTAGTCAACATACTGACGACGCAAAGTCTCGTATTCGTATGACCCAAGTAGAGCCATCTTCTCACGAGCATAGGCGACGATCGAGATACGAATCGGATCGTCACCGATGATTTCCGTATTACCGTGAATGCCTTCGTGATTGTTCACGAGCAGGAGATCTCCTGGATGCAATTCAACAGCAATGCGGAATTCAGGTAACACGAACAAACAACCATCCCAACCTTTTTTACCATCTGGAGAGATGCAGCTGATATTAGAGAAACCCTCGGTGTAATCACCAGCGTCTCTGTGTGCAGCTGTGCGGAATGTGCGGTTGACTGTTAGTGTTGTGTATGGTGTTTCAGGAACAACATACGCTGGGTCGATCGCATCTGTAAATGCTTTCTGTTTCGCATATCGCTCGGGGAGTAACTCCTCGAACTTACGAGCCAGAGTCTGCAGATATGGATACGACTTTGCAAACAGTTCAGGATTCTTTTCAGTGTATGCTGTAGCACGACCATATGGAATCCGAGGATACCGATCGAACCAGCCAGCAATACCAGAGTTCACTGTGTTTGCATAGGACGTGTCAGAGATATAGTTCTTGACCATACTCTTTGCTTCAACTTTGCGTTCAGCAGGAGACATCGGACGAACCGAGTCCAACCACCAGTCAAAGAATTCAGAATACTCGACACCAGTTTTCTTGATGTTATCTCTGAGCCATACACGACCACGACCAGCTTCTTCTGTTCTATGTCGAGCGATCGCGTTTTCGATGGCATCAAATTCATCATCAAGAGTTGAGTCAGGTGCAGTGAAGATGGCGTCCAAGATATCCTCTTGTAGAGGTGTAACCCAGTCGCGCTTACCGTTCTGCCCTGCTCTTGGTACAGCTGCGAGTCCACGGTTTTGTGTCTCGATAGCAGCAGGAGCCAATCCTTCAAACGCACCTTGCTGTTCTTCGGAAGAGAATACACCCTTGCGAAATTTGAAGATTACGTTATGTTCACCATTTTTGCCACCGAATCTGTCCATGGCATAAAGGTCTGTATCTTCTGTGATGATCTGGTCGTAGCTGTCGTCATCGAGCCACTTACCAAGTTTGTCTTCACAGTCAATCTTTTCAATAGTTAATTCTTTCGTCATAATATATCATCCCAATTAGTTCAGTCCGATGAGTCCCCATCCATGGTTGGCTATGGCATTGAGTATAATAAACCAACATGTAGCCATATGAGTAATCCACCAAACAGTGCGAATACCAGCGACAGTATTAGCTTGCTTATCTGTCTC